ATCCCATCTCTCCGAGTGACCCCTAGACCCCCCTTCCGTTACCGTTACAACGTGCCCGAACGCCTGCCGGGATTCGGTTCGATTCGCCGCCGTCGACTCCGAAACGAACTGGCTGTCGACGGAGTCGCCAAGATGCTGCGCGAGATCGACCAATACGGGCCGATGGAAACCGCGCTCGTTGTCCTGGCGCGCACGACGGCCGCCGCCCTGGATCGGCTCGAGCTCGACGCCGGCCGCAGCGAACACACCGTCGGCCACGTCGCCCGTGTCCATCTCCAAGCGCTCGAGGCGCTACGCCCCAACATGGCGCCGTCCGCTGACGCGTTCGACAGATTGGCCGATGAGCTCGCCGCCGCGGTACGCGAGCCGCCGCCGACCTGAACGGGCGACCACCGGCCCCGCGGCTGCGGTGGTCGCCCGTTCGCTCGGCGTCGAAATGCTCCCCTGGCAACGTCATGTGGTCGACGTCGCCGGCGAGCAGCTCGACGGCCGTAATGCCTACTCGACGGTGATCGTCGCCGCCCCCCGGCGTGCCGGCAAGACGTTGTTGACCCTGTCGGTGCTGCTCGAGCGGGCGTTGACGAGCCGCCGCCGCCGGGCCTGGTACACCGCCCAGTCCCGCGCCGACGCCGCGCTCACCTTGCGCGATGAATGGGCGCCGATGATCGGCGCGTCCCCACTGTCCCGCTATGTCCCCGTACGTCTCGCCAACGGCTCCGAAGCGGTCACCGTTCCCCGTCTGGCGTCAGCGGTGCGGATCTTCGCCCCCACACCGTCGGCGTTGCACGGTCAGGCCGGTGACTTGATCATGTATGACGAGGCATGGAGCTTTTCGCGGGCGCGTGGCAGCGAGCTCGAGGTGGCCGCCCGGCCCCTCATGGCTACGAGGCCGGGCGCCCAGACATGGATTCTGTCCGCTGCCGGTGACATCGACTCGACGTGGTGGGCCGACCAGCTCGACTTGGGCCGGGCCGCCGCCGCCGCCGATTCGGGGCGCGGCGTGTGTTTCCTCGAATGGTCCGCTGACGCCCCCGGGCTCGATCTGGATGATCCGGCGGTCTGGTTCGATTCGCATCCGGCGGCCGGCCACACGATCAGCCTCGACTGGCTACGCGACGAGCACGCCCGCAACCCCGAACAGTTCCGCCGCGTCTATTTGAACATCACAGATCGCACCGGTGGCGGGGCGGCACCGCTCGACGTCGAGATTTGGGGCCGGCTGCGCCTCGAGGACTGGCCGCGTACCGGCGACATGGTGGCCGGGGTCGCCTGTTCACCCGATCAGGAATCGACGGCGATCGTGATCGCCGGTGTCGTCGACGACGTCCCGGTCGTCGAGCTCGTCGACTTCCGCCCCGGCCACGGCTGGGCCGCGTCGCGTGTGATCGAGCTCGTCGAGCGCTGGAACCTGGCGACCGTCGCATTGGATCCGGGCGGCCCGGCCGGTGTCCTGGTGCGCCCGTTGCGGATCGCCGGCGTCCATCTCACCGAACTGCCGCTCAGGGATTGCACCGCGGCCTCGGCTGCGCTCGTCGAGGCCGTCCGCACCGGCCAGATCCGTCACCGACCCCACCCCGCGCTCGACGCCGCGGTGGTCGGTGCCCGCCGGCGGATGATCGGCGACGGCGCCTGGTTGTTCGGCAGACGTGAGGCCGGCGCCGACGTCGCCCCGCTCGAGGCCGTCACGTTCGCCCGCTACGTCATCCCGGCCCTGTACGCCGCCGCAGCAGGGGTCGCATAGCCCGTATTTCGCTCTCTGCTGCGCGAACACCGAGGCGGTGGGGTAACTAGGCGGGCGGATTGCCAGGGGCTTTGCGTTACCGCACGATCGGCAACGTGGGTCTGTGGTCGCGGATGTTCGGAAATGAACCGACGTCAACCCCGATCGAAGATCAAATCGCCGCCTACGTCGTCGACCGACTCCGAAATATCAACGTCTGGGATTTGCCGACTGTTGTCGCCGGGCGCACCCTGACCGCCGATGTCGTGGCGACAATGCCGATGGTCGCCCACACGGGCATGACCCGGATCCGTCCCACCCCGTCGGTGTTGTTGCGCCCCGATCCGCGTGAGCCGTACCGGGTGACGATCGAGAAGATCGTGAACCAGTTGACCCGGCACGGCGCGTGCTGGTTCAGGATTTACAACACCGGCGCCGACGGCTGGCCGTTGGCGATCCGTGTCATCGACCGGCCGCGTGTCGCCTGGCAGTTGTCGACCACCAACGACGAGGTCACCGACGTCTGGGTCGACGGCGTCAAAACGGATCTCCGCACCGTGCGCTACATCCCGTTCCGCTCCGACCCCGGCCCGCCGGGGACGTCGCCGCTGCAGGACGTGTTCGACGTCCTCGAGCAGCTCGTCGCCGTCTACGAATATCAGGCCGACTACTACGGGTCGCCGGCGCCGCCGTACGCGTTGAAACATCCGCAACGCCAGACCGGCGCCCAGGCCGACGATTTCATGACCCAGTGGGAGGCGGCCCGCGCCAAACGCCGCCCGGCGTTCCTGTCCGGCGGGGTCGAACTCGAGCAGTACAACCCGGTGTCGGCGGCCGACGCCCTGTTGCTCGACGAGGTCAACTATCTCGACGCCGTCGCTTCCCGCGTGATGCTGATCCCGCCGTCGCTGCTCAACGTCGAGGCGCACAGTTCCCTGACGTATGCGACGACGCTCGACGAGTTGCGCCGCTGGCTGACACTGACGTTGATGCCGCAGTATCTGGCGCGGATCGAAGCTGCGTTCTCCGATCTGTTGCCACGCGGTCAGGTCGCCACGTTCGACACGTCGGCGCTGCTGCGCATGGATTTCGCCAGTCGGATCGCGACGTATGCCCAGTCGATCGGCGCCGGGATTCATTCTGTTGCCGAGGTCCGCGCCATGGAAGGGCTACCGGCCATGCCCGAGGCGGCACCGGAACCGGTGTCGGCGAACGTGGAAGGAATCTGATGCTGCTACGTGAACAGCCGATCGTCGGCCATGACACCGAGGCCCGCACCGTCACCGTCCGTTTGTGCCGCTGGAACGATCCGCGTGACGTCGTCGACCCCGACGGCGCCCGCTACCGCGAACAGTTCCCGCCCGGATCGCTCGAGCTCGCCGGCGATGTCCATGTCGCCGACCGCCATCTCGGCGCGCTCGTCGGCCGCGCCGACCCGGACACGTTCACCGACGACGGCGACGGCCCCACGATCGACGTCACCGTGGCCCGCACCGCCGCCGGTAACGACGTGCTCGGGCTCGTCGACGCCGGTGTGATCCGGGCCGTGTCGATGGAGATCGAACCCGTCACCCAGCGAAACACGGCGGGTGTGATCACCCGCACCAAATCAGTCGTGCACGGTCTGGCGTTCGCGTTCCGACCCGCCCACGACGCCCCGATCCTCGCCGTTCGCGAGCAACCCGAAAGAGAGACGAACATGATCACCGACACCCCGACGCTCGATGCGCCCGAAACCGACGCCGCGCCGGTCGTCGGCGAGATCGTCACCGGCGACATTTTGAGCCGCGAACTCGACGTGTTGCGCCGCGATCTGATCGCCGCCGAACGCGGCGACTCCGGTCATCCGTTGATGCGTTTCCGTTCCCTGTCCGAGGCGGTCGAGGCCGGCTATTCCGATGTCGCCGTGCGCGACACCCTGCACCGGGTGATCGCCGATCAGATCACCGGCAACAACCCCGGCGTCATCCCGCCGGCGTGGACGTCGACGATCTACGGCATCATCGACAACGGCCGCCCGACGATCTCGGCGTTCGGTGTCGACTCCCCCGGCCCGGCCGGTATGGAGATCAACTGGCCCTACTACGACGGCAGCCTGCTGTCCCTCGTCGGCGTCCAGGCCACCCAAAAGACCGCGATCACGTCGGCGCGGGTCGATCTCAAGAAGGGCTCCGAGGATCTGCTGACCTACGCCGGGATGTCGGATCTCAGCTACCAGCTGATCCGGCGTTCGTCGCCGTCGTACAAGGACGCGTACATGCGAATCATGTACGCCGCCTACGCCGCCGTCACCGACAACGCCGCCGCCGACGGGCTCGTCGCCGGCCAGTCCGTCGACTACGACTTCGCATCCGACACGACCGGCGCCGGGCTGCGCGCCGCCCTCTTCGAAGCATCGGTGCTGGTGCAGGCCGCGACGGGTTCCCCGGCCGAGTTCGCGCTCGTCGCCTCCGATGTGTTCATCGCCATCGGCGGCATGACCAACGTCTACGCCGCCCCGTACGGGGTGCAGAACGCGGCCGGCACCGCCGACGCCTCGAGCCTGTCCGTGAACATCAACGGGATCCGCGTCATCTACGAGCCGTACTTCGCGGCCGGCAAAGCGTTCGTGTCGAACGGTCAGGCCGCCTCGTGGTACGAGGATGGGCCGTTCACCGTGGTCGCCGAGGACGTCGAGAAGCTCGGCCAGAACGTCGGTGTGTGGGGGTTGGGCGCGTTCGGTGTTCATCTGCCGATGGGCATCGTCGGGCTCGCCGACGCCACCCCGCTCGCCGCCCGCTCGAGCAGCGCCAAGAAGTAACCCGAACTCTGTTATGGCGTTCGACGCGGTGTTCTCGGGGTTGTGGCTGTTCGGCGACAACCCCGTGATCACCGAACCGTTGCCGCAGAACTGGCGGTGGAACAGCCCGGATTACACGCGTCTGGCGTTCAACGATCTCGACTATCAGATGGTTGACCGGTCCGCCGATTTCGTGACGCTCGAGGTCGGTGACCGGATCTATCTGCGTTCGATCGCCACGATCGGGAACTGGGCGATGTTCGATCTGGTGGCGGTCACCGACCACACGACATGGTTCGAACTCGAGGTGTCCGTGTTCGGCACCGGCCCGGTGCCGGGGTTGCCGATCAACCGGCAACGCTGCCTGTTCGACTTTTTGCGCCCGGTCGCCGTCGGCGCCGTCGACCCGGACGCCGTCGCCGCCATCCTCGCCGGCCACCTGCACCGCCCGGTCGACGACGTGGCGGTGGCGCGGGCTGTCGACGCCGCGATCGTCTACGTCGTCACGTACACCGGGCTCGACGCCGAAGGGCTCGGACTGCCTGATGATCCGCTCACCGTCGAGGGGCTCGTCAATCTCGGTGAACGGATCTACCTTGACCCGTCGTCGCCGGGCGGCCAGCTCGGCGCGGTCGGCGACCCGTCGTTCGTGCCGATGTTCTCCCCCGAAGATCTGGCCGCCCACAACCACCATTACTGGGATCGTCTCATCGTGTCGTGGGGTATTGCGTGAACCTGGCCGATGTCGCCGCGCTGGTCTCGGCCGGGCTGGATGGCGCCGGGATCGACGATGTCCCGGTCGTCGATCCCGGCACCCCGGTCGCCGCCATGCCGTGTGTCGTGTTGGCGCCGGCCGGGCTCGAGCTCGGCGACGGCAACCACACGCTGCGCCTCCAGTTGGACGTGACGCCGATGGTGCCACGCAACAACCAGGCCGACCAGTTCCCGCGTCTGTTCGCGATGACGGCCGCCGTCATTCAAGGTCTGATCCCTAGCCAAGTGAGATTTGAGGGGGACATCGTTTTTGCTGTCACCGGCGGTGACGGCACCGGCGAACCCCCGGCCATGTCGTTCGTGATCCCGACCAGTTTCACAAGCGACGTGAATCTCCCATGAAAGGAAAAACCCCATGACTGCACCAACGGTCATCAACCCAAACAACTCCGGCACCATCCAACTCGCGTTGGCGGGGGTGACGCCGCTGGTCGCCTACAACCAGCAAGTCACCGACATGCGCATCATCCCCGCACCGCAAACCACATCGGTGCCCGGTGTCTACGGCGACACTCCCGCCGAAGGCGCCCCCTACGACATCCCCGGCCAATCCAAGTGGGCCGTTCAGATTTCGTATTTGCAGGACTGGGGTGCGACCGTGTCGCTGTCGGAGTTCTGTTTCGACAACGACGCCGAACTCGCCGATTTCTCGTTCGTGCCCGACGTGCCCGACGTGCCGACGATGACCGGCCAGGTCTATCTGTCAGGTGGCGAATACGGTGGCGCGGCCGGTGAGGCATGGCAGGTCCAAACCGCGTCGTGGAACTGCAAGGGTAAGCCGACCAAGACGCCGGCCCCGTAGCGGGGCGCCGGTCATGGCGTCCAATGGTGCCGCCGGGATGGCGGCTCTCTCGCGTGGATTGCGCGACGTCACCGACGACGCTGTCGCCGACCTGGTGCGCTGGTTCATACCGCGCTCCAAGGTCGTCGGTGGCCGCATGCGCTGGTTTGGCCGCAACGCCCAGCTCTCGTCGAAACTGGTGCGCCGCAAAGCGGGGCGTGGCGGGAACACGGTGTTGATCGTCGGCACCCCGGCCGCTTGCTGGTCGATCAAGTCGTACGGGCGTCGTGGCGGCTACGACGTCGCCGCGCGGCGGGCGCCGGCTCTGGCGATCCGTTCGTTCTCGCCGGGGGTGTTCTTCGCACACGTCCACATCAGCCGACCGGCTCAGGGGGATCGTCGGTGGGATCGTCTCGTCGACGAGGCCGACCGCCGGTTTCCTGATGTCGTCGCCACGTTGATCGATCGCAAGGTGATGTGATGGCGTCGCGCACGAACAAGGTCGAAGTTGAGATCACCGCCAAAGATGAGGCGACACCGACGATCGACCGGCTGGAACGCAAGATCGACGGGCTCGAATCCGACGAGGCGCGGATCATCGTCACCGCCCAAACCGACCGGCTCGAAAAGCAGTTGGCCGACGCCAAGCAGAAGTTGGAGGGGCTCGACGGCGACGAAGCGACGGTGCAGCTGCGCGCGATCGGCAACCTCGAGCAGGACTTGGAGCAGGCCCAGGAGCTGTTCCGCCAGTTGGACGGCAAGACCGGCACCGTCCGACTGAACGCCGTCAACAAAGCATCGGGCGACATCGACAAGGTCGGCGACGAGCTCCGCCGGCTGGATGGCAAAGCCGCTGATGTGCGTATCAACGCATCGTCGATCGGCGCGATCGCCGGCGGGATCGGTGTCGCCGGTCTCGTCGGCACTTTGTTCAACGCCGGCCGGGAACAGGCCAACCTGGTGCTCCAGACCAAGGCGTTGGCCGACGAGACCGGCAGCACATTGGATCAGGCGTCCCGGCTGGTCGGGGTGTTCGGTCAGTCCGGTGTCGAGGCCCAGGATCTGTCGGACATCATCACCAACGTCAACCAGGTGCTGCGCGACAACCCGGACCTCGCCGCCAAGCTCGGTGTTCAGATCGGCAAGAACACGTCGCTGATCGACGCGTTCATCCAGTCCGTCGACGGTATCGGCGCAGCGTTCGACAACGCCGGCGATCGATCGGTGGCGGCCGCCCAACTGTTCGGCGAGGAAGGCAAACGCCAAGTCCAACAGGTCGTGACCGCGATCGACGGTGACCTGGTGCCGGCGCTCGAGCAGTTCAAAGGCCCGATCATCACCGACGAAACCGTCGACAACGCCCGCGAAATGAACGCCCAGATCGCCGAGGCCGAAGCGAGCTGGCAACGAATCGCGATCCTGTTGTTGCCAGCCATCAACTTCGCGCTGCGGGAACTCGCCGGTTTCTTCGAGGCCGACGCCGCGCTCGGCAAAATGGTGTTCGAAGGGTTGGGGTTGCGCCCGTTCGACGCCGGGGTCACTGCCACCGGATCACGCACCGGTGTCAGTCCTGAGGCGTTGGCACGGATCAACGCCTCGCCGACCGGGTTCTCGTCGGCCGCCAACGTGACGATCATCAACCCGCCCGGCACCCCGGCTACGACCGTCAACGCGGCGCGTGTCTACGACCGCCGTAACGGGCCGTCGTGACAACACTCGCCGCGCTCGTCGCCGCCGCACCGGACCCCGGCCACGGTCGCCCGACCCGGATCGTGCACGGCGCCGGCGTGTGGCGTGTGGTGGTGGAGCTCGCCGACCCGGGGGCCGGGTCGGGCGTGGAATGGTTCGACATCACCGGCTATGTCGCCGGCTGGTCGAACCAGCGGGGCGCCGACCAGTACGCCGGGCGCTACCGGGCATCGGTCGTCGACATGGACCTGTGGGCCGGCGACGACCAGTTGGCCCCGTGGAACACCGACACCTCGGCGATCTTCGGTGTCCATGTTCCGCTCGGCCCCGGCCTGATCCTGCGCGCCGGGTTCATCCGCGTTGTCGATGACACCGTCGTCGACTGGCTGCCGAGGTTCACGAACCGGGTCGAACGTTACGGTGACGCCGCCTACGGCAAAGGCCGCGCCCGGCGTTTCCCGATCGTCGCCCGCGACCTGATCACCGCCCTCGTCGGCGTCCCCATCCCGGCGAGCAGCTCGGAGAACTGGTCGGAACGCGTCGACTACATCCTGACCCAAGCCGAATGGGCGTTCGGCTCCACCGTCTACGGGGCGACGTTCGACACCGGTGTCGACGTCCTCACCGTCCCCGCCCGCCCCGCCGCCTCCTCCGCCCTCAGCGAGCTCGCCGTGACGTGTGACCCGGCCGGATTGTGTTACTACACCGATCGCACCGGCCGCCTGATCATCCGCCCGACCGTGTGGGACACGTTCCACACCGACGCGTTCACCGCCGGAGCCGACGGCACCCCGCTGCCGGCGGCCGGGCCGGTGATGTTCACCTATCTCGCCGGGGAGGACGACGGCCTAGCCGAATGGGCCGCGTATGCCGCCGACGGTAACAACCCGTTCGGGTTCGACAAGACCGAGGACGCGATCGTCAACCATGTCGTGATCGCCGCCCCGGGCGGCACCTATGACACCGACGACCCCGTCTCGATCCAGCGCTATGACCGCAAGACGTTTCAGGCGACATGGATCGCCAACAACGACCAGGTCGCCCAAGACCTACTCGAGTACCGCGCCGACGCCGTCGTCGAAGCCCACCCGCTCGACACGTCGATCGAACTGCAAGGGTTCATGCCCGGCCCCGCCCAACTGGACTATCTGGGCTATGTGTCGATTCTGCACAAGAACACCGTCGAGGGGCCGACCGCGTTCGGTAACGGCTGGGTACGCCAGTACACCGAACGTTGCGCCCCCCGCCGTGAGGACGACACGACGTGGGAACTGTCGATCGTCGTCGACATCGACAACGTCGTCGACGAAACGATGGTGCTGCTCCCCGTCGAGGATCTCACTTTGCTCGACGTCACCGACGTCTCCGCTGAGTTCTCATGGACGAACCCAACACAAGTGATCACCCCCACCAACACCCAGATCCGCGTGCTCAACCCGGCATCGTTGTGGGCGACCGTCGCCTACCCGATCCTCGGCGTCGACTGGGGCGCGCTCGAACCGTCCACCGCCTACCAGTTCGAAGTCCGTCTGATCCGGGTCGTCGACGGTCTCATCACCCACTATTCGCCGTCACGGGCGGTGGGGTTCACGACCGACCCGACGACGGTCCCCGACATCGTCGACGTCGGCGACGACGGCGACACCGACGTCGACTTCCCACCCCCCGGCGACGCGTGCACGTCGCCGACGGTCGAATGGGAACTGCAGGAGTCGGCCGATACGACGTCCTGGTCAACGGTCCTCGACGGTGAGATCCTCACCGCACCGTGGGAAGTCACGATCCCCGACTTCGCCTACGACGGCACCAAGTTCTACCGGATCAGATCCCGCGAAGTGTGCGCCGGCGTCCCCGGCGCATGGGTGTATTCGCTGCTCTACACCGGGCATTGCACCGACCCGCCCGCCCTCACGGGCGCCCCGTTCGACGACCCCGATCTGCGCTTCTACTTCCCCGCCATCTGCCCGCCCGACACCCTGGTCGAGGCCATCTCCGAGTTCCCGGCGACGAAGGGCTACGCGTACGCCGATTTCGTCACCGACGGCGCCGGCAACGTCGTCTTGGTTTCCGACGAGGAAGGCATCGTCGCCTACGGACCGAATCAGGACATGGAGTTCACGCCGACCTTGGACGGGCTCGTCGGTGACGCCACCGCAGCCTGCAAGTTGTTGGTCACCACTCAGCCCGACGCCCCGGTGGTCCTGTTCTCCGCTGCCGGGCTGCGCCTGCATGCCGTCGCCAACGGTGCCAACTGGTCCGTCAACGGTGAGATCGTCAACGCCGGCGGTGGGGTGACCAGCCTGGTCGGTGTCACCCCGCTCAATTTCGGCGAATGGTACGACGTCGCGATCACCCACGACACCGTCGGCGGTGACGTGATCCTGTACGTCAACGGCGGCGACGAGGACACCGTCGCCGGGCTCGACAACAACCGTCACAACCCGGGCGCCTGGGGTGTCGGCATCCCCGCCGGCAGCCTGATCACGAACTGTGCGGTGTGGGCCCGGGTGCTCGACGCCAGCGAACTGCCCGGCTATGTGGCGGCGCCGGGTCCGACCGTCACGATCAACCAGGGTGCCAGCCAGGCCGACCCGGCGACGGCGTCGCCGATCATCTTCGATGTCGTGTTCTCCGAGGCGGTGACCGGGTTCGCGACCGGCGACGTCACCCTCTCAGGGACGGCCGGGGCGACCACCGCCACCGTGTCCGGTACCGGGCCGTCGTACACGGTGACCGTCACCGGCATGACCGGGTCGGGAACGGTGATCGCCACGATCGCCGCCGCCGTGTGCACGTCAACCGCGACCAGTGTCGCCAACGACGCCTCGACATCGACCGACAACACCGTCACTTACAACGCCAGTCCGATCCCCACGTCCGATCTGTGGGCATGGTATGACGCCGACGACGCCGGCACGATCACGGCCAGCGGCAGCGATCTCACCGCCTGGGCCGACAAGTCCGTCACCAACGGTGGCGGCACGCTGGTGCCCGGAACGGCCACATCACCCAAGACCGGGACACGAACACTGAACTCGAACAACGTGATCGATTTCAACGGGTCGACGATGTCACTCGGCCACTTCGGTCCGACGCTGCCGATGACCGCGTTCACGATGTTCATCGTGTGCGCCGGAGACACCGACCATTCCGATAATCGCCGCATCGTGTCGTTCAGCCAAGGCAGCAGCTCCGGTTGGAACACCGTCAACGGTTTCGAAGTCGACGACGGCTCGACGACGACGTGGTTCCAGTTCGCATCGAACTTCGGCACCAACGGCGCGATCAGCCTGTCCGGTAGCGGTGCGACACCAGCGAACATTTACACGGTCCGCAAACAGGGCACCGGGACGAACCAAACGACGATCTGGCGCGGTCAGGGCACGGCCTCGGCGACACAAACCAACAACTCGAACGGCACGTCGGGCAGCCTCCACGTCGGCGCCGGTCACAACGCGGGCGAAGCATACGACGGCCTGAACTTCGACGGCATCATCGCCGAGATCATCATCTACAGCGCGGCCCTGTCGGACGGCGACCGGAACACGGTGTGGTCGTACCTGGCGGGCAAATGGGGGGTGTGATGTTCGGCGACTACGAACCCGAAGACGCCTGGCATCCCCACGACCCGCGTCCGGTGCTGGTGATCAATCTGTTTCGTCGGGTCGCCCTGCTCGACGGGTTCGCCGATCATGCGGTGCGCCGCATGGACGAGCTCGACGAGATCGCCGGCCGCCTCGAGGCGTGGCGCCGGGGACACGACGACCGCACCGCCCGCCAGGAAGAACGCGCCCGCCAACTCCTCGAGGATCTCGCATGGGTTCGCTCTATCTGACCCGGTTGGGTGACTGGTGCCGGGCCGCCGGGTTGCGCACGATCGAAACCGACGGCTGGCAAACCCGCGCGCGTGGCTCCGGCGGCTACGAGCCGGGCCGGCCGTGGGTTGTGATGTGGCATCACACCGCCAGCCAAACCAGCCCCGAGAACGATGTCGGCTACATCGTGGCGGGCTGTCCCGACGCCCCCGTCGCCAACCTGTACCTGGCGCGTGACGGCGCCGTGTACGTGTGCGCGGCGGGGGCGACGAACACCAACGGCAAGGGCGGCCCGTGGCGGACGTCGCGCGGCACGGTCCCGGTCGATCAGATGAACACCTACGCGGTGTCGATCGAGGCCGCCAACAACGGCACCGGTGAGCATTGGCCCGTCGCCCAGATCGACGCCTACTTCGCGCTCTCGAACGAACTGACGGCCCGGCTCGAGCTGACCCCGACGGATCTGTGCACGCATGCCGTGTGGTCCCCGACACGCAAGATCGACCCGGCCCGCGCCGAGGCCGTCGATGGCGATTGGTGGCCCCGGGCATCCAACAACTCGGGGACATGGGTGCTCGGCGACGTGCAGGACGAAGCCGAACTCCGCACCGGCACCCTGCCACCGCCGCCGCCGCCGTTCGACGAGGAGGACGATATGAAGGTTCTGATTCAGGACACCGTTCTGCAAGCCCTGTTTACCGTTGACGGGGTACCGGTGTCGGCCCAACTCCGCGACGCCCTCGTCGCCCAGGGCTACGTGATCATTAATCAGGATCACGCCGAATGGCGCGACGCCATGCTCGAGCAGATCGGCCCCGCCGCCGCGCTGCGCTACGGCGCCCGGTAGTGGAATGGTCCAACCTGACCGTCGCCGGGGCGTTCGTACTCGGCGCCACTCTCGGCACCCTGGCCGCGATCCGCGTCATGCGCGCCGTGCTCCACACGTTCGAACCGCACCGCCGCCGCCGCGACGAATGAAGTAAGTACTTCTATCAAAGCCCTGGTACGTCAATAGACCGCGACACCGTCCCGGCCAGCCCTGGCACGACCGCCGCGTAGATCTCGGTGTTCTGTATCGAGGCATGACCTAACAGGTCGCGAACCAGGTCGAGCCGTCCGCACTGTTCCAGCGATCTGGTGGCGAATCGGTGCCGGAGCTGGTGGGCGGTACAGCCCGCACCGACCGACCGCAGATGTTCGTTCACCATCTGACTGACCCGGCACGGCGAATACGGTCCGAACACCGCCACGCCTGGATGATCGATCGCGGCCAGGGCTCGACGGATCGCCGGCGCTATCTCCAAGACACGTTCCCGGCCGCCCTTGCCGACGACGTGCACCGTCCCGGCGAGCATGTCGACATCGGCCCATGTCAGCGCGGCTACCTCGCAACACCGCAACCCGGCGCCGGCCATCAGAGCGAGCATGGCGCGCACATCGGGCGAGGCGGCCGCGACGGCGTTCGCGATCGCGTGATCGCGGGCCGGGCGCGGCAGTCGACGCGGCGTGCGCGGTA